TCACAAGAACATCACGCGCAACTTGCTGGTGTCAGGGCGCTACGGCGTTCTTGCAGATGCACCGGAGGGCGGCGGCGATCCATTCCTCGCAGGCTATCGCGGCGATACAATCATCAACTGGGATGTTGGGTTCTTCGTGCTAAACGAAAGCGAGGCGGTGCGTGATGGCTTCGTATGGGCGCAGCAAGAGAAATACCGCGTTTTGCAGCTTGTCGATGGCGTTTACACGGCGACATTGCACAAGCCTGACGGCGAAACGGACGTAACGCCAACGCGACTTGGCGGTGGTGCACTTAACGCGATCCCGTTTGCCGTGGCGTCTGCAAAGGACATGGGGCCGGATATGGAAGCCCCCCCGATGATCGGTATCGCCCGCGCGGCTTTGTCCATGTACCAGCTATCCGCAGACTACCGCTTGCAGCTTTACATGAGCGGACAGGAAACGCTTGTGGCGATCAACGGACCAGCACCCACCGCAGTCGGGGCTGGCGTGGTTCACGAAATGCTTGGCGATGACAATACAACGCCGGACCTGAAATACGTATCCCCGACATGCGCGGGCATTCAAGCGCACCTCGACGCTATCCAAGACAACCGGACGATAGCTATTCAGGCAGGCGCGCGGCTGTTTGAGCAATCGGGGCAGGCCAACGAATCCGGCACGGCCCGCAAGATGCGGTTTCGGTCGGAGACGGCAAACCTCAAGACGGTAGCTCAATCGTCATGCTCACTGCTGGAAACCTCCCTGCGCAACATCGCGCGGATGCTAGGCCAGTCGGATGCGGTGATCGAGGCCATCACGGTCACGCCGCCCAAGGACTTGCTAGACGCCACGCTCACGCCGCAAGATGCCGTCGCGCTGTTCGGGTTAGTCGAAAGCGGCGGGCTTGCACAAGAGACATATTACGAGCGCATTCAGGCGGGCGGAATTGCCAGCCAAGAACGCACGTTTGATGAAGAATACGCTCTCATTGAGGGCGGCGATATTCGGGCTGACAGCCTGTAATCACCGTGGCGAGGCCACACCCATAACTTAAAGGAATTAAGCCGATGGCTAATTTGCAGACTGTTCTCGACACTCTCGACGGCATTGATGATGCTGTTAAGCCTTTCTACACCGAAACAGACGGCAAGTTCATCTTGCAAGTGTCCGGCGTAGACAATCACCCCGATGTTGCCAATCTCAAATCAGCATATGAGCGCACGAAGGCCGACCGCGATGCGGCACGTTCCGAGCGCGATGCGGCCAAGGCACTCGCCAAGGAGTTCCCCGAAGATTTTGACGCTGAAAAGTGGGCAAAACTCAAGGACGGGAAAGCCGACGAGGCCGCGCTTATCAAACTGCGCCAGACACTCGAAGCAGAGCGCGACGAGTACAAAGGCAAGTACGAAGCAGAGCAAGGCCGCGCCCTGAAAAACGCATTAGACCGTGATTTGACGGACGCGCTCAACGGCGCAGGCGTCACAAACACGTCATTTGCAAAAGCGGCGCGCACAATGCTGGCAGGCGATGTAAAGATCGGCGACGATGGCAAGCCCTTCGTGGATACCGACATGGGGCCGCTGGCCTTGGTCGATCACGTCAAGCGATGGGCGGCTGGTGAAGGCAAGGACTTCGTGACCCCCGCTTCAGGCGGCGGCGCAACGGGTGGCAAGAACGGCAACGCCCCAGCTAACGCGGAGACATTCGCAAAGATGGGCGACAAAGAGCGCACGGCTCTATTCCACAGCGACCCCGAAACATTCCGGCAATTAGCTGGCTCATAATCTCGAAAGGAAAGCCTCATGGCTACCACACAAATCTCTGACGTATATGTCCCCGAGGTCTATTCCTCGTACACAGCCGTAAACGGCCCTGAAAAGACTGTTTTCTTTGAAAGCGGCGTTGCGGTTGCAAACCCAGCCCTTGCGGGCATGTTCTCAGACGGCGGGCGCATTGCTGAACTGCCGTTCTGGAAGGATCTGGACGCATCCGATGAGCCGAACTACGGCACCGACGATCCGACCGATATTGCCGTGCCTGCGAAGGTCACGACAGGCACGCAGGTTGCACGCATGGCCAGCCTGAACCAAGGCTATTCGTCTGCGGATATGACTGGCGAACTTGCCGGATCTGACCCCATGCAACAGGTTCGCAATCGCTTCGGCACTTATTGGATGCGCCAGTGGCAGCGCCGCACCATCGCTTCGTTGCAAGGCGTCATTGCCGACAACGTGGCAAACGATGACGGAGATATGGTCAACAACGTGGCGGGCGCTACCAATGCGGATGTTGCGACCGGAACCCTGTTCGGGCGTGAAGTGTTCACCGCAGCGGCGTTTACGTCTGGCGACCACTATGACGATTACGCGGTGTTCGCCGTGCATTCTGTTGTGGCAAAGCGGATGGTTGATAACAACGATATCGACTATGTGGCAGACAGCACCGGGGCATTGACGATCCCGTCATTCCTTGGCCGTCGCTTGATTGTCGATGACAGCCTGCCCATGACAGCCGCAGCAGGCGCGGGCGGCACTGACGCCGCCGCGACCTACACCAGCTACCTGTTCGGCACTGGCCTCATCGGCTATGGCGAGCGCAGCCCGAAGGTTCCGGTGGAACTGGAGCGTGAAGCGGCTCAGGGCAACGGCGCAGGCGTAGAGACGCTGTGGGAGCGCAAGTCGTGGGTGATCCATCCGTTCGGTACCGCGTTTACCAACACCACGCTGACGGACGGCAACGCCACTCTGGCGCAGCTTCGTTTGGCTGCAAACTGGGACCGCGTGATTGATCGTAAGCTGGTGCCATTATCCGCGATAGTAACAAACGGGTAACTTGCTAAAGTTATAACAAACGGATATAATGGCCCTCTATCACAAGGGGGCCATTATGGGCGGGAAGAGAATAGAAGTAGGCGAAAAGTTCAGCAGTTTAACGGCTGTTGAGCAAACCTATAAATACAGCAAGTCAGGTCGAAAGCGCAGCCATTGGCTTTGCATATGCGAGTGCGGAGGCAGCACTGTCGTAGATGGCGGGAACCTGCGAAACGGCAATACTAGATGGTGTAGCGATTGCGCGAGCAAGTGGAAGTCCACTCACAGGGCAACACACGGGCAAACCCGAAACAAAAAGCCAACGAAATCTTACATGACTTGGGCTGGAATGAAGTCCAGAGTGTTTAACGAAAACGACGCACGCTATAGTGATTATGGCGGTCGGGGCATTGATATGTCTCCCAAATGGGAAAACAGTTTTGAAGCCTTCTATGCGGACATGGGCGACCCGCCTAGCAAGCATCACCAGATTGACCGGATCGAAAACGACAAAGGATATTGGCCCGACAACTGCAAATGGGCGACAATAACTGAGCAAGGCAACAACAAGCGCAATAATATTATTCTTTCGCACTTGGGTAAAACACAGACCCTAGCGGAGTGGTCCAGAGAGTTGGGCATAAACTATGAGGCGGCACAGCAACGATATTACAAATACCCCGACGCGCCAGATGTAGTTCTGTCAGTCGAAAAGTTGAGTTGCGGCCCGACCTACAAGGTCAGCGGCACCGCATACGATAGCTTGTCAAAAGTGGCTAAGGTTTACGGCATGTCCGTTTCGGGTTGCCACGCACGATTTAATTCAGACACCTACCCATCTTGGGTCAAGGTGCAGGGAAGGAAACCCCCATGAACATCAAGCAACAGCTAGACATGCAGGCGCGGTACACAGCGCAGGCAATGGGCGCGACGGCACCAACGGAACCCGAAGCGTTCACGCCAGAAACGATTGACGCCATGAGCAAGGGCGACTTGCGGGACATGGCCGAAGCCCACGGCGTTGAGATCCCCAAGGGAACCAATATTCAGGACATGCGCGGGATGGTCAAAGCGGCCATTTTCACGGGCTTGTAATGGCTGATCTTGCATCATTCCGCGCATACGCCCTTGCAAGGGGTGACAGCGCGCCGACAGCAGCGACTGACACAGACGCAGAGGCGGCGCTTGTGCGGGCTGGTGACTACATCGCGGCGGAGTATGTGGCGCGGTTCCTGCCTGCGTTCGTGGACCCCCTGCCGGACGCCGTAGAGGCCGCAACGTATGAGGCGGCGCGTCTGGAATTGGCAGAGCCTAACGTGTTCTCCAAAACCTACAGCGATGCGGGCGACAAGGTGCTGACAGGCGTTGGCGATATTCGGTGGGAGTTTACCGGGCGCAAGGGCGGTTCGCAGGTGCCGAAAAGCACACGGATTGACGGCATGATGCGGCCATTTATCGGCGGCAATACCAAGACGTTGTTGCGCGCATGAGCGGTTCGCAAATCGCCGCCGAAGTTGCGGCCGCACTTGCCGAAGCTGGCGAGGCGACAGGCAACGGCCCGCTGATATGCACCATCCGCCGCGCATCTGCTGAACTGGACGAACCGCAGAACCCGTGGGATGAGCCCGCCGACCCGGTGAACGAGCCGCAG